ACAGTTACAGGGTTCTATCCGTGAGTTAACAGACCCTGCGCTGGCGCAATCCACTATAGACAGGAAGGGCTTCGAAAAGCCTCTTATCGAAACCTCTCACATGCTCAACTCTGTCGACTATGACGTTAAGGATGGCGTATGAACCTTCACGGCATAGTACGTGGCGCAATCAACATCGTTAATCCTGATGTGCCTGGGGTGATGCAAGTCAGTCTTGGCACATACACGACAGACGCAGCCGGGCATCGGGTTCCTGCGTACAGTGAACAGAATGTGACGGTGCAGCTTCAGCCGCTCAGTTACACAGACCTTCAGAAAATTGACGGTTTGAATCTTCAGGGCATTCACAAAGCGGCGTATGTGAATGGCAACTTTGAAGGCGTCAATCGCCTGAAAGGGAAAGGTGGCGACCTGCTTACCGTTAACGGTGAGACGTGGCTTATCACCCAGCCTCTGGAAGAGTGGCCTGACTGGTGCAAATTCGTCGTAACGCTGCAGGTGAAGACATGACGGCGACCATTAGCATTAAACAGGATGACCTGACGACCGCCTTGCGCGGTTTTTTATTGTCTCTCGTCGACGTAGAAGTGTTTCTGGCGCAGGAAAATCTTGTGCCGATGCCGAATGATGACTTCATCACCATGACGCCGATGTTTATCACCGGACTATCCACTAACCGCGTCGGATATAGCGACCCTGGCACTGGTCAGGGGAGTGAACTTACACAGCGCAGCAATGAATGGCGATGCCAGCTCGACTTCTACGGCAACTCAGCTCAGGAAATGGCGGCGATTGTCGGCACCATGATCCGCTCTGAGTACGCCTCAAACTGGTTTCGCCAGAACAACATGCCGGTCACTCCTCTTTATGCCGGCGAGCCTCACCAGACGACGATGATTAACGCTGAGCAGCAATATGAAAGCCGCTGGACGCTCGACTTCATCGCCCAATTTAACGCCGTGATAGCCACGCCTCTGGACTTCATGGACAGCATTCAAGTCGGCATTGTGGCCGCAGATTTAAAATACCCACCGGAGAATGCATAAATGGCAATCCCTTTAACAAAAGACGTCCAGATTAACCCTGGCGTGCTCGCCGCGGGCGGTAACGCAGTTGATTTGAACGGCCTGATTCTTACCCAGAGTTCCTATGCGCCAGTGGGTAACGTAGCGACATTTTCCACGAAAGAGGATGTAGCGAAATACTTCGGCAGCGCGTCGGATGAGTATGCCATGGCGGCCATCTACTTCAGCGGCTATGACAACTCAACCAAAAATCCGGGCAAGCTCCTGTTTGCTCAGTACAACACGGCACCTGTGGCTGCCTGGTTGCGCTCTGGCTCGATGTCGGCGGTAACGCTTGACCAGCTGAAGCTGATGAGCGGTATCCTTACCATCACGGTTGATGGCACCGTTGAAACCTCGACAAACATCGACCTGAGTGGCGCAACAAGCTTTGCTGCTGCGGCTGACCTGATTGAGTCTGCTATCGGTAACTCTGTCGTCGTGACTTATGACACCACGCAGAAGTCGTTCGTCATCACCTCGGCTACTACCGGCGAAGGCAGCACCATTTCCTATGCGTCAGGCGACGTTGCAACCAGCCTCAAGCTTACTGCATCGACCGGCGCAGTTCTGTCGCAAGGTGCTGTAGCGCAGAACCCTACGGACTTCTTCATATCCGTACTGAGCGCAAGCCAGGACTGGGCGGTTTTCACCACTGCATTTGATGCCGATGAAGACCAGCACATCGCATTCTCAGGCTGGGTGAGCGCGCAGAATTACCGCTTTGCCTATGTTGCTCATACCGAAGAGGCTTCAGCGCTAGTGAATGGCAGTACTGAGACCATCGCCTATCGCATCCTGACCGTGAACGGCTATGCCAACGTTCTGCCTGTATACGGAACCAACCTGCACGCAGCTTCAGCTCTGGGTTACGCGGCGGCGCTGGATTTCGACCGTCAGGAAGGTCGCGTACCGTTCAAGTTCCGCTCAGTGTCAGGCCTGAATGCAAATGTAACGTCATCCAGTGATTACGATGCGCTCATCGCGAATGGGTACAACTTCTACGGCGCCTACACCGCAAACAACTATTCAACCGAATATTGGGCTGACGGCGCAATTAGCGGTGATTTTAAGTGGTTTGACAGCTTCTGCTTCCAGATCTGGCTGAATGCTAATCTGATGCAGGATGCAATCGTAACTCTGCAATCAAACCGCTCCATACCCTACAACGCACGCGGCAAAGCGATTATCGAAGCGGGCTTCGCAGACACCATCAATCAGGGTGTTACCTTCGGCGGCATCCGCACCGGCGTAACGCTGTCGAGCGCTCAGCAGTCAGAAATTATCAACGCTGTCGGAACCGACATCTCTGCATCACTGCTTGCAAAAGGCTGGTATCTGTACATCGCCAATCCGACAGCAGCGCAGCGTGTTGACCGTACAAGCCCGAGCATGACGCTGTGGTATTGCGATGGCGGCTGTGTGCAGAAAATCACTCTCGCCTCAATTGAAGTCCAGTAAGGAGCGACTAAATGGCTAATACCATCACCAGTGCTGACGCTATTTTCGCTCTCACTGTGACAAACCTGTACCCGTCAGCGCAAACGCTTGAAGGTTACGCAGCTGACGCGATGTTCGCGCTTGGCGATACCGAAATGGCGGTCTCTGTTCGTGGTGCCGACGGCAAACTCTCGGCTGGCTTCGTGTTTGGCGAATACCTACAGACGATTACGATCATGCCAGACAGCCCGAGCCGGGAAATGTTTGAAACTTGGCAGTTAACGTCACTGACTTCGAAGGCGGTTTTCCGCTGCAACGCGACAATTATCCTGCCAGCTATCAGCCGCAAGTTCACACTGACCAACGGCGTTCTGCAGCGCGTGAAAGCAATGCCCGACGCTAACCGCGTTCTACAGCAGATGACTTACCAGATTAACTGGGAGCAGGTCACCGGCGAATCCTACACCGCATAAGGCATCACATGGCACGCAAAGAACTCTTCTACACCGAAGCTGGCAATGGTCGCGATGCTGGCAAAACTTTCTATATCCGTGAAATGGCCGCCTCTCAGGCTGAGTGGTGGGCTATACGGGCAGGGCTTGCAATGGCGCGCAACGGCGTCGAACTACCCGATAATTTTGCCGATATGGGCATGGCGGGAATGGCAGCGACCGGGCTGAAAATGGTCGCTAAAATCCCTTCGGAAGAAGCCAGGCCTCTGCTCGCTGAGCTGATGGAGTGCATTCAGTTCGTGCCAGACCCTTCAAATCAGAACATTAAGCGTAAGCTTATTGAAGATGACATTGAAGAAGTGGGCACCCGCCTGAAGCTTCGCGCGGAGGTTTTCAAGCTTCATGTGGATTTTTTGCAAGCCGCCGCGCAATAGATATTCCCCCGCTAATGGGGGATAGAGTTGTCGGTCTGGCTGAATACGTCAATGTCCCCAAAACCATTGCTACTGTCGTTTCTTCAAAACTCGCCACGTTATATGAACTCGACTCTGTTTACGGGGTAGAAGACATGTGGCGGCTTCTGGAAATCATCACTGTCGACAACTACAACCGCATGGTCGTGAACAAATCGCAAGAGGCTAACTGATGGCAACCGTTATTGATGCGTTGGTGGTCACGCTTGGCCTCGACCCGTCAGGGTTTAAGAAAGGTCAGAAAGACGTTAATGGCGGCCTGGAAGACACCAGAAAGCAGGCAGAGCAGACAGCAAAAGATATGGAGGCCGCAGGCAAACGAGCGGCCTCTTTTTTTGGCTCTATTCGTACAGAGCTGCTTGCTCTGGTAGGCGTCACATTATCCGCGCAGGGGATTAAATCCTTCATCACCGGGATGACAAGCAACCTGCAGGAACTGGCAGTAAATTCCCGATCTCTGGACATGTCTGCAAAATCCCTTGACGGCTGGCAGCGCGCTGCTGATGCCGCAGGATCGAGCGCAGAGAAGATTACCGGCACTCTGAGCGGTTTTCAGAATGCACTAACCCAAATCCGCACGGGTGGCGGACAGGACAACCCGCTCTTTGCAGCTCTGTCATCCTTCGCGGGCGCAACGGGTGCGAATTTCGATTATCAGACCGATAACTCTGAAGAGGTGATGCGCAAGATCGCTGCCAACTGGGGCAAGTTGAGTAAAGATGCGCAGCGCCGATTCGGCGGCATGTTTGGCTTCGATAACGCAACGCAACAGGCCCTGACCAGTGGGCAGTTGACGACAGACGCAGATCGCTTCGCAAAAATATCTCGCGCGACGGATGACGCTACGCAGAAAGCTCAGGAGTTTAATCGCCGCCTGGCAGAGATGAAGCAGAATTTCTCCGCCGCTTCTCAAGTGCTTTACACGGCGCTTATTCCTTATGTTGAGCGACTTATCCCCCTCATTGAGCGGGTCGGTAACTGGATAGCTACGCACGGACCGGAAATCAGCAAGGCGCTACAGGACTTCTCAAATCAGATTAATGGCATTGTTGATGCTGTTGGGGGTTGGGAAAACGTTATGCAGGGACTGCTTGTCTTTGTCGCCGGGAAGTGGCTGATCGGAATTACATCTGCGCTTGGCGGCGTCAGGAATTCACTGATAGCCCTTTCTCGCATCAGCCTTATTGCTGGACTGGTAGAGCTGCAGAAGTACGCAGCCATCCTTGAGAAAAAATATGCATGGCTCACCAATAACCCTGTGGCTAACGCCCTCAATAGCGGTCTTGGTGCAGATAAAACCGCAGAATGGGGGTTGGAGTGGCGCACATGGCTGAAAGAGAAGACGGGCATCAATCTCCTACACGGTGACGAGCCTGGAGCACGAGATGACGCCCCGCGAGGCATTCGTAACAACAACCCTGGCAATCTGAATTTTGCGGGACAGGCAGGCGCTACCAAAGAAGCCGGTGAAAACGGACGGTTTGCTGTCTTCAGCTCAATGAAGGATGGTATTGCTGCGCTGTATCGACAGATACAGCTCTATTTTGGCCGTGGCGTTAACACCATAGAGTCAATCGTCAGCAAGTATGCACCAGCAGGTGACAACAACAACGTTGACGCATACGTAGACCAGCTGGTTAAGGCTACTGGGAAGCGGTCAAATGAAGCACTTTCTTCCCAAGATAATGAAACTGTCTTCAAGCTTATCCGCGGAATTATCAATCACGAGAACGGCAAGGGCCATGTGAGCGATGAGCAGATCGCCATGGGGATGGGTATTGCTCAGCCGGCACCGAAGCTTCCTCAGTCAGTTGAAACGATGAGGATGATAGACGACTTGCTTAAGAGCAATCAGCAGGCAGACCTTCCACAACCAAACACTGCGGGCGTTAATGTTGGTGCAGCTTCAGCTGCAGCGAGAAACGCTCCCGTTAATAGCATGGCACCCCAAAGCAAAACCGAAATTCACATCGGCGAAATGAAAATGCAGACCAACGCAACTAGCGTTAATGCGCTTGGCCAGGATGTACAGCGCAACGTCAGCCGAAATAGCTTGTTGACTCCATCTATGTCAGGTCAGGGGTGAGTATGAATTTCTCTCTGAACGAAACAACACTACTTAATGCCGTGCAGGGTGGCGGCATTTTCTCCGTAATTAACAGCATTATCAGCCCAAGTTACGGCATTTATTACAACGACGGCACGGGAAAGGCGCTAAGCCCTTCCTCTTTCCTCGGCGTGGAATATGGCGCAGATGCTTCAGTTGTTTCAGCGCCGATTGAATCTGGCTCTTACAGCTCATACAACAAAGTTAAGCGCCCCCCAGTTATCCGGGTGCTTTTCGTTCTAGAAGGATGGTCAGGAATCTCCGGATCGCTTCCAAACCTCACCAACTTCTCTCTGACAAGTCGCGCTGACATGCTCGAAGCTCTTGATGCGATGGTTGAGGATACGCAGACATACGACATCGAGACGCCTGACACGACGTACGAGAAGTATGACCTTGTGCGATACAACTACCGGACATCAGATCGCGACGTGACGCTGCTTACCGTTGAGGCTATCTTCCAGTCGGTTCTTGAAGAGGCTGAGGTAACGCTTACGAGCACAACAGCGCAGAGCACGACAACAGCAAACGGAACCAGCCAGGCATCCAGCGTTGTGACTGAGAAGGTTAATTCATCAACTAGTGAGGCAACACAAAGTAGCGTGTCCTCGGCGCTTACTGGATTGAAAAACTCAGTGTCGAGCGCGGCCACATCAGTAGCGGATAAGGTCACATCTGCCGTAAGTAGCGTTACGAGCGGGGCAACAGCATCTATCAATGGTGCGGCAACATCAGCTATCAACAAACTCTCATCCTCCGTCACTGACCTAACGAAGGCGCTTACCTGATGCAGACGATCACATTGCAGGCCATCAAGGCTCAGGAGCTGGAGGTAAAGCTCGGTGAGCAGACGGTAACGCTACGCATATTCCAGAGAAGCACTGGCCTTTACGCAGATATTGGCATTGGCGATGTGTGGGTGGCGCAAGGGGTACTGTGCCTTAATGGCAACAAGCTCGTTCGCTACCCATACCTGGGGTTTCAGGGTGAGTTGTTTTTTGCTGACACGAAAGGAAGCGATGACCCGACCTATGACGGATTGGGCGATCGCTTTCAGTTGTTCTATGCCACTGCAGAAGAAATGAGCTCAGCATCATGACCTACAAGAAACGCAATCTTAAATTTCAGTTCACCTTAAAAGAAGGTGCTTTCGATGAAAAAGGGAACAACATCCTTACCATCGACAACATTAAGGCTGAAGTTGAAATGGGTGCTTATGGAGGCGTTGCCGGTTCTGAGCTTAATGCCCGCGTGTTTGGCCTGAGCATGGCTAACATGGCGCTACTCAGCTACAAAGGCCGCCAGCTTAGTAGTATCAAGCAAAACATGATTAAGGTGTGGGCTGATGGTGTGCCGCTATTTCTCGGCTCAATTACCAACTGCTTCGCTGATATGAACCAGATGCCTGATGCGCCACTGATAATCAGTGCTTTCGCCACCGGCTTTGAGCAGACTATTAATGCCTCCCCGTTTTCTGCAGAAGGCTCGGTAGATGTCGCTACTGCGATAGATTCTATTGCCAAAACCATCAGCTACACGGTGGTGAATAACGGCGTAAATGCAAAGTTATCGGGTGTCTATTTTCGAGGCGATCCGATAAGTCAGATTAGGCAAATATGTAATGCGGCCGGCATCAACTCCGACTTCAGGCTGGGCGTAATCTATATCTGGCCCCAGAACGGAAGGGTTGATGATGTGAGGCCATACGTATCCAAATCGAGCGGCCTGATTGGATACCCAGTGCCGAGCGGATATGGCATGAATTTTACTTCTACCTTCAGCAACCTATTTTGCCTTGGGCGACAGGTGACTCTTGATACTGAGCTACCAAACGCCAGCGGGGAATACACCGTCATTTCTGCGAATCACCACCTGTCGACGTGGATGGAAGGCGGCCCATGGTGCACGGTAGTTTATGCAGCCAGTACAGATCTGGGAGTGATTACCCAATGACAGAGAAAAGAATGGCTGTCAGGCCGGAAGATATTAATCATGACTCCAACGCTCAGGCATTCATGTTTCGTGCAATGCTCAATAAAAACGCATTCATCCAAATAGTGCGGGTAGAGAAAGTTAAGTTCATCTCTGACGAAGAGCCGCCGTTGGTGAATGTTACGCCATTAGTGTTGGGTTTTTCAGGTGAAGGAGCGCCGATAGAAAACAATCAGGTATTTAACATTCCGGTCTGGCGCTTACAGCGTGGTAGTAGCGCCTTGATAATGGATCCGGTCGCTGGAGACATTGGTTTAATGCTCTGCTGTGACCGAGACACCAGTCGTGTTCGAGAGACAAAGAAGGAAGACATGCCGGGATCTTCACGCACCCACAATGAGGCCGATGGAGTCTATCTGGGAGGAATGCTGAATAGCCCGCCAGGACAATATGTGAGGTTCGCGGATGATGGCATCGATATTGTCTCTCCTCTGGTCGTGAGCATGACTGCGCCCACAGTAGAAATAAGCGCTTCGACAAGCGTCACACTCAATTCAGCCAATATCGTTCTGAATGGTCCTGTCAGTCAGGGAGCAGGTAGCTATGCTGGCGACTTTAACTTTAAGGGTAATATTACCGCCCAAGGCGAGGTTACCGGTAAGGGCATAAAACTTTCCGACCACGTTCACACGGGCGTGCAAAGTGGCAGTGGAAATACGGGCAAGCCTCAATAGTTTGCGATTAATTGCGCATAAAGAGGGGTATACTTCCTGAAAAGGAGGCATCATGAAAAAACTATTCCACCTGATATTAATGCTCATGCTTTCTCTCTCTTCCCTACCTTCTATTGCACAAAGCAATGAGCAGGGATATTTCG